TTGTGATTCGTACATCAACAAGCGGTAGCGCAAGTGATGCACGGTTTGTAACACAGGCTAACTGGAATGTAGATAAACTGGATGGCACTGGCCCTAGTGGATACACACTGGATGAAACAAAAACACAGATTCTTTTGATTGACTATGAGTGGCTTGGTGTAGGTACAGTACGTGTAGGCTTTGTAATTGATGGGCAGAACGTAATCTGCCATAAGTTTCACAACGCTAATAACTTGACTTCAGTCTATATGAAGACAGCTATCCTGCCGATACGTTACGAGATTACTGCAACAGATACTATTGGTTCTGCCGCTACAATGAAACAAATTTGTAGCACAGTCATAAGTGAAGGCGGTTATCAACAAGATGTAAACGAATTGGCTGCACAAAGAACTACTACGCTTTCAAGTATCGGTCTAACAACTTTACCTTTAGTATCCGTCCGTTTGAATAGCGGTTCTCTTGATGCTGTCGTACTTCCACAAATTGTTAAAGTCTTGCCTACTACTGGACAAGATTACATTATAACACTTGTTCGTAATGCCACATTAACAAGCCCATCTTGGGATACCAGCGCATTTACCAATGTGGATTATGATGTAAGTGCTACCGCAATGACAGGCGGTGAAGTTGTACAACTAGACTATATTACAAATACTGTACAGGCTGGTAGTGGCGTTGACGCACCGACAGGTTACAAGTTTAGTTTGCAGCTTGGCAGGACAATAGGTGGCACAAGCGATACTATGACGGTTGGTATTCGTACTGCCGTAACAGGTACACCTACAGGTTCAGCTATTGGCGCACTTATCTTTTATGATTTGACCAACGGAGTGTAACATGGAAACAAAGAACCGCACCGTTGGACTAGAACTGACTACAGGCAACCAAGACATCTATACTGTTCCATCTAATTACGAAGCGCAAGTAACCAGTATATTTGTAAGCAATGCTAGTTCTTCTGCTGTGACGTTCAGCCTTGACTGGTATAGCAGCCCTAACACAACCTATTACACAATTGCTGAGACAGTTGAGTTGCTAGGCAATTCAATGCTGCAGATTAACAGTGAGCCGTTCTGGCTATACAAAGCGGATAAGCTGCGTGGATTGGCTAGTGCAAATAGCGCAGTCACCGTGATTGTAAATATTAAAGAAACATACATGCCTCAAAGGAGTTAAGGAGAGATGCCCCTCACAGCTAAAGGTTCTAAGATTAAAGCTGCTATGAAAAAGCAGTATGGTGCAGATAAAGGCGAGGACGTGTTCTATGCAGCAGCCAACAAAGGAACAATCAAAGGCGTGGCGAAAAAGCAAAAACTTGCGAAAGGCGGGGCAGCTAGAAAAGCTAGCAAACAGGCGAAGCCTAAAAAGAAGAGCAAGAGTAGAGTTAATGAAGCTGGCAACTACACTAAGCCAGCACTGAGAAAAAGATTATTTGAAAAAATTAAGGCTGGCAGTAAGGGCGGTAAGCCCGGTCAGTGGTCAGCACGTAAGGCACAGATGCTGGCACGTGAATACAAAGCAGCAGGGGGCGGCTACAAGTAAAAATGAAACACGTCTTTCTCCTGTTCGTCTTTCTTGGTACAGGAGAGGACAAACGTCAGGTCAGCAAGGATATGTATTTCCGTGACCTGAACGATTGCGTCTGGTATGCACAGAAACTTCATAAGCAGGGCGAGAACATCACAGCATACTGCTTGCCCAAACTAGTAGATAAAGATATGGAGACTTACTGATGCTTGCCGAACTGGCCGCAGCCAATGCCGCATTCGCCGTAATCAAGACGGCGGTACAGAATGGTAAAGACATTGCTGCTGCCGGTAGTGCTATCGCCAGCTTTGTAGGTGCCAAAGAAGACCTGCAAAAGAAAACCCAGAAGAAGGGTGGTGGCACAGACCTTGAAGAGTTCATGGCTCTTGAGCAGATACGTGAACAGGAAGAGCAGCTTCGCCAGATGATGATCTATTTAGGTCGTCCGGGTTTGTGGAATGACTGGCAGAAGTTCCAAGCAAAGGCTCGTGTAGCACGGCGTGAAGCAGAAGAAGAACGCATACGCAAGCGTAAGATGTATTTTGAAATAGCTATTATAACATTTTTATTTATTGTAGGGTTGACAATCCTAGCTGCAGTTGTTATACTAGCACTTCATTCACAGGGAAGAATTTAATGGCACTTCGTACTCCGCAACAGAGCCTCAAGGACTGGACAAAGCAGAAGTGGCGCACTAAGTCAGGCAAGCCTTCTGCACAGACTGGTGAACGGTATCTTCCAGAGAAAGCAATTAAATCCTTGACATCTGCTGAATACTCTGCTACAACTAGAGCCAAAAGAGAAGGCACACGAAAGGGTCAACAGTTTGTACGACAGCCTCAGTCAATTGCAAAAAAGACTGCAAGATTTCGCAGAGGTTCATAACGACCCCCGTGATGTACGTTTAGTGGACATTGAGCCTGACTCTGACACTCGCGTACTTCTACTCAAGAAAAAGATATGGGAACTTAAAAATGTTGACTGCATTGATAGGGCCGATAACTAGTCTTGCCGGTACGTGGCTAGATGGTAAGGTCGAAGAGAAGAAGGCTCAGTCAGCCACTAAGGTAGCAAAGGCGCAAGCCGAAGCTATCGTAATGCAGAAGAAAGCTACAGGTGAAATTGACTGGGACTTGGAGATGGCTAAGGGTAGTCAGTCTTCGTGGAAGGATGAGTGGCTGACTATTCTGTTCAGCATTCCGCTTATCCTCGCATTCATTCCCGGTATGGAAGAGGTAGTGGCAAATGGCTTCGCACAACTCAATGCAATGCCTGAATGGTATCAGTATTCATTGGGAGTCATCGTTGCCGCTTCTTTTGGCGTACGTTCAGCTACAAAATTCTTTGGTAAGAAATAATGACACTTGTAATGGAAAGAGTGCTGGCTTGGAAAATCTTGCCACGACTGATGATGATTATGATGTCGGTATCTGCGTGGCGGGTAGTTGAGTGGTTTATGACTTTGCCTGACCCTACGACACAGCAGTCTGCTCTTGTTAGTGTAGTCACAGGCGCAATGACAGGTGCCTTTGCAGTTTGGATGGGACACGAGAAATGAAATACCGTAGAGATAATCTGATTGAGAAGTTGATTAGCCACGAAGGTCTGCGCCTTGAAGTGTATCAGGACAGTCTTGGTATCGACACAATCGGCATTGGTAGAAATCTAGATGACCGGGGTATCACGAAGGATGAACTGGACTGGATGGATTATCCGACTATTGAGCATGTTTATTCTGACGGCATCACTGAAGCAGATGCAGTATACCTCGCACAGAATGACGTACAGATTGTCGAAGAAGAACTTCTGGCTGCGCACCCTTGCGTAGAGAACTTAGACGCTGTACGTCAACTTGTACTCGTAGATATGGCATTCAATATGGGCGTACCTCGTCTGTGTAAGTTCAAGAATATGTGGAATGCCATTCACGAGAGCAACTTTGAAGCAGCAGCGAAAGAGATGCTGGACAGCAGGTGGGCAACGCAAGTTAAGGGACGGGCCACTAAGTTGGCCAACGCAATGCACAACGGAGAGTTTTAGTGGGCAAGGGCGTAAAGCATTACAAAAAAGATGGAACAGTCTGGAGTGGCGCGTACCATAAAATGCCAGACGGTTCTATGCACACAAATAAAACGCATACCAAAGGTAGCGTCCGTCTGTATCACTACGGCGATTTAAGTGATGCCGCTAAAAAGAAAGCACGTAAAAGGTAAACAATATGTCTCGACAACTAACAGACAAGCAGCAGAAGTTTTTGGCTGTGCTTTTTGATGAAGCCGGTGGCGATATGGTTGCCGCTAAAAAACTTGCTGGCTATTCCGACACAAGTTCTACAGGCGAGATTGTCAAAGGCTTGAAGGAAGAAATCCTTGAAGCCACGCAAATGTATATGGCACGTAATGCACCGAAGGCTGCTATGGCAATGACCGGCGCACTGTACGACCCAACTGAACTTGGCATCCGTGACAAGATGTCCGCTGCCAAAGAACTGCTTGACCGTGTAGGTCTTGTGAAGACAGAGAAGATGCAAGTTGAGGCATCGGGTGGTGTGATGCTTATGCCGCCCAAAGCACCTGTAGAGGACGATGAGTAGTTTTATAGATTGGGACGCACCCATTAAAGAGGGCAGAAAAAACGATACTTGTCCAAATTGCATTACAAAAAACATGAAACGCAAAGGCAAAAACAGACGTATATGTTTAGACTGCGACACATTATTTATCAGGCCAATAAATGACAAGAAGCATAGGCAAGTGGAAGCTACCACAGCCAACAGACATTAAAGAAGAAAACGAATGGGTGCAGATACCTCGCATTGCAAGGACTGTCCCATTTGGTTATAAGCAGAACGAAGAAGACCCCGACATTCTTGACCCTATCAAAGTCGAACTAGACTTGTTAGAGAAGGCACGTAAATACGTCAATCAGTATTCTTACCGTGAGGTAGCTAACTGGCTGACATCAAATAGCGGCAGATACATCTCGCACGTAGGATTGAGGAAACGGTTAGCACATGAGCGACAGCGTAAGAACACAGCTAAAAGCCTCCGCAAGTGGGCAGAATATGCGGAAACGGCAATCGCCAAAGCGAAGGAAATCGAAGAAGCAAGAACCGGAGCAAAAGCCAACGGTTGAAATCGCAGAGATTGAATACGAATCATCTAGCATTGAAGAACATGCTAATGTTTTGTTTAAGCCTAATCCGGGTCCGCAGACAGAATTTCTTGCCGCATCGGAACGTGAAGTTCTCTACGGCGGCAGTGCAGGGGGCGGTAAGTCATATGCAATGCTTGCTGACCCACTGCGTTACATGGGACATCCGCAGTTTAGCGGACTGCTCCTGCGACATACGACAGAAGAACTGCGAGAACTTATCTTCAAGTCGCAGGAGTTGTATCCAAAAATCTGGCCCGGTATCAAGTGGTCAGAAAGAAAGATGCAGTGGACCGCGCCATCTGGCGCAAGGTTGTGGATGTCCTACCTAGACAGGGATGAGGATGTCTTGCGTTATCAGGGTCTGGCATTTAGCTGGATAGGCTTTGACGAACTGACACAATGGGCCACACCATACGCATGGAATTATATGCGAAGTCGTCTTCGGTCCACTGCACCTGACTTGCCTATTTTTATGAGGGCTACAACTAACCCCGGTGGTCGAGGCCACCATTGGGTTAAGAAGATGTTTATCGACCCAGCCCCATATAATAGGACATTTGATGCAACAGACAGTGAAACAGGAGAGGTACTCAAGTATCCAGCCGGACATAGCAAGGCAGGAAAGCCTCTATTTAAGAGACGATTTATCCCGGCAAGACTTTCTGATAACCCATACCTTTCGGATGCGGGAGACTACGAAGCCATGCTTCTCTCCCTTCCTGAACAGCAAAGGCGTCAGCTTCTTGAAGGCGATTGGGACATCAAAGAAGGTGCGGCGTTTACTGAGTTTGACCGCAGGATTCATGTTGTTGAACCTTTTCATATCCCTAGCAACTGGGTCAAGTTTCGTGCATGTGACTATGGTTACGGGAGTTATACTGGCGTTCTTTGGTTTGCAGTTGCGCCTGACGAGCAACTTATCGTATATCGAGAATTATATGTCTCCAAAGTCCTTGCGACGGACTTGGCTGATATGATACTGGACTTAGAGGCCGAAGATGGGAACATTAAGTATGGTGTGCTGGATAGCAGTCTTTGGCATAAGCGTGGCGATACTGGACCGTCTCTTGCGGAACAGATGATTGGTAAGGGATGTCGTTGGCGTCCATCAGACCGCAGCAAGGGCAGTCGCGTTGCAGGTAAGAACGAAATACACAGAAGGCTGCAAGTTGACGAATTTACTGAGGAACCTAGACTTGTATTCTTTGATAGCTGCACAAATGTCATATCACAGTTACCGTCCATCCCGCTTGACAAAAAGAATCCAGAGGACGTTGACACAAAGTCTGAGGACCATTTGTATGACGCACTCCGGTATGGGATTATGTCCAGACCCCGGTTCTCTATTTTCGACTACGACCCAACGGGACGACCAGCGGGCGGCATGAGAATGGCTGATGCTACGTTCGGTTACTAAAGGAAAAGAACATGGATGAAGATGAAATCATGATTGAAGACGACGCTATTGCGTTGGAGGATACAGACGATTCTGTGGAGTATGATGCAGACGTGTCTAACATCATTCCTGTCATCATGGAAAAATACAAACGTGCCGAAGACTATCGGTATCAGGATGAAGAACGGTGGCTTCGGGCTTATCGGAATTATCGTGGTTTGTACGGACCGGATGTCCAGTTCACTGAGGCGGAAAAGTCTCGCGTATTTATCAAAGTAACCAAGACTAAAACACTGGCAGCTTATGGCCAGATTGTAGACGTACTGTTTGCCAATCAACGATTTCCTCTTTCTATTGAACCTACTGAACTACCAGAAGGCGTAGTTGCGGATGTTCACTTTGACCCGAAAGAACCAGAGCAACTTCGTGGAGAGACAGCACTTTCTAGCCCGTATGGTTATGCAGGTGACGGCAAAGACTTGCCGCCGGGTGCCACGGCCAAATCTTTGATTGAGCAGCTTGGTCCACTTGGCGAGAAGCTGCAGCCTGTAGAAAGCAAACTGAAAGAAGGTCCGGGCAAGACGCCTACTGCAATTGAATTTAGCCCAGCAATGATTGCGGCTAAGAAGATGCAGAAAAAAATTCACGACCAGCTTGAAGAGTCCGGTGCTAACAAGAACCTACGTAGCAGCGCATTTGAGATGGCACTGTTCGGCACTGGCATCATGAAAGGTCCGTTTGCTACGGACAAAGAATATCCTAACTGGAATGACGACGGCGAATATGACCCTCTGTTTAAGACAGTGCCGCAGGTAAACCATGTATCTGTCTGGAACTTCTATCCAGACCCCGATGCCAATAACATGGATGAAGCACAGTTTATTATTGAACGACATAAGATGTCACGCTCTCAAATGCGCCATCTTAAAAAGCGTCCATATTTCCGTAGTCAAGTTATTGATGAAGCAATTGCACTTGGTGAGAACTACAACAAAAAGTATTGGGAAGATGACCTGTCTGACTACGCGCCAGAACACGGCATTGACCGATTTGAGGTACTAGAGTATTGGGGTACTGTTGATACAGAACTGCTGGAAGAAAACAACGTAGACGTTCCAAACGAACTGAAAGACTTTGATGAACTGCAAGCAAACGTCTGGATTTGTAATGGCAAACTTCTGCGCATGGTTCTTAACCCATTCAAGCCAGCACGTATTCCTTATGTAGCCGCGCCGTATGAATTGAACCCGTACAGCTTCTTTGGTGTAGGCATTGCAGAAAACATGGACGATACGCAGACGTTGATGAACGGCTTCATGCGTATGGCAGTAGACAATGCTGTGCTGTCTGGCAACTTGATTGTAGAAGTAGATGAGACTAACTTGGTGCCGGGACAAGACCTGTCGCTGTATCCGGGCAAAGTGTTCCGTCGTCAGGGCGGCGCACCGGGTCAGGCTATCTTTGGCACTAAGTTCCCGAATGTGTCTTCTGAGAACATGATGCTCTTTGATAAGGCACGTGTCCTTGCAGACGAAAGCACTGGCTTTCCGTCATTCGCACACGGACAAACTGGTGTTAGTGGTGTAGGCCGTACAGCTAGTGGCATTTCAATGCTCATGGGTGCTGCACAAGGCTCTATCAAAACAGTAATCAAAAACGTAGACGATTATCTTCTGCGGCCTCTGGGAGAGGGCTTCTTCCGTTTCAATATGCAGTTTGACTTTGACCCTGAGATTAAGGGAGACCTTGAAGTCAAAGCACGTGGCACAGAAAGCCTGATGGCTAATGAAGTGCGCAGCCAAAGACTGATGCAATTCTTGCAAATCGCAAGCAATCCGGTACTTGCTCCATTTGCAAAGTTCCAATATGTAATCCGCGAGATTGCAAAGTCTATGGACCTTGACCCCGACAAAGTAACCAACAATATGAATGAAGCTGCCTTACAAGCGGAATTGATGAAACAGTTCCAAGCACCGGCAGAGGGTCCAGAAGCACCGGCAGGTGCTGATGCAATGGACCCGACAGGTGCAGGTGGAGGCAATATTGGTGTAGGCATGGTGCCGCAACCGGGCGAACAAGGATTTAGTGGAAATGAACAACCAGCAAATACTCAGCAAACTCAAGCCGTGGGTCAACAACAACCGCCAATGGGAAGCGTTCAGTGATTACATTGATGCTGTGATTGAATTGCAGCACAAGTCACTAGAGCAAGCTGATGATACGATAGTGTTGCATAGGTCGCAAGGTGCCATTGCAGCATTGCGCAGACTTAAAACATTAAGGGATGAAGTTAATGGCTCTTGAAAAACAAATGGAATTGTTTGAGGACGGCGGTCTTCTGCAAGAAGGCGGCACTGTCGATGAAGCCTCTGGTAATGAAGTACCAGTAGGTTCTTTAAAAGAAGAAGTACGAGATGACATTCCTGCCCAACTCAGTGAGGGCGAATTTGTTATGCCAGCAGATGTAGTGCGCTATCATGGTCTTGACAAGATGATGGCACTACGAGATGAAGCTAAGGCGGGATTGCAACGCATGGATGATATGGGCCAAATGGGCAATGCAGAAGAAGCAATCATTCCAGATGATATTCCGTTCGGCATGGAAGACCTTGACCTTGAAGATGAAGAACCTATGGAAATGCAAGTAGGTGGTTTTGTGCAGCCTCAATTTACTCAAGGCTCATTGCAACAATCGCAGTTTGCTGGATATCAACCTCAGTATACTCCGTATCAAATGCCTACATATCCTCAAACTCCTGTTGCTGGATATCAACCGGCACAGCAAGCTGTAACTCCAATGGCACCCACTGCTGTACCTCAGTTCGGACAGTTTGTGACGCCTACATATGTTACGTATGTTAATGATGCTGGTAACATTATTCAGATTCCGGTAGCACCAGATGGTCAGCCGCTTATTCCTGTACCTGCCGGATTCAGAAAGCAAACAGAAACCCCTACTACACCAGAAGCTGTGACTCCTCCTACTACTACTACACAGCCTATCACACAACCCACGGGCGATGATAGTATGTCGCCAGAAGAACGTGAAAAAGAACGACAGACTTTTGCAGATATTAGTAAACGAAAAGATGCAGCCGCAAAATTAGGGTACACTAACCAGATAGGTGCATTTGAATACCTTGCTGGTGCTTTGATTCCCGGTGTATCTCTAATGAATAAGTATGATGCGGGTGATGTAATGCCTGATGGTACTATTGCAGATGGATATGGAAATACTTTTGACCCTATTACGGGAGAGAGAAAGAGTGTGTCGGGTGGACTACTTGGTAATATAGCAAATGACATTGCAGGTGCATTTGGTGGCGGCACAAAAGCTGAAGATGCTAAAATATCACCTGAAGCTAAAGCTATGGGATTGTCTCCTGCAAGTATGGCAGGTCTAATGACTATTGCAGGTAATCAGTCTATTAATGAGGCAATTGGTAAGCCTGTATTAGCAGGTGGTATGCCCCCATCTAAAGTTGAGACAGCTAAAGTTGAAACAACGCTAGGTCAGGCAGCAGTAACGGAGGAAGCAAAAGCAAAACAGCCCTCAACGGTTACGGAAGCCGCTGCTGTTTCTCCTGTAACACAGCCAGAAACTAAATCATTTGATACTCTAGTTAAAGAAAAGATTGCTAAATTATCTGCAGAACGACCCAATGTTTCACCAGAAAAAATTAGGCAAGCCGCTATTGAGGATGTGCAATTTGATTTAAATGTTGCTGCGCAAGCTAAAGCGGGAACACTACAAGAAAATATTAGGAAGGCATTTACTGAACCGTTAGATGAGGAATCTCTTCGTAAAGAAGCGGCGGCACAACAAGTTATAGACACGCTTGCTAAAACTAAACCCGCAAGACCTACGGGCTTTAGGACTACAGAAACTGCTAAAGAGCGTATGGAGCGTACTGGTGAAGGTATGCCCGGCAATGAAGCTATTTTTAGGGGTGACGCAGCACAGGATTTGGTAGCTTCCGCTAAATCACAAGACCCTTCTCAGTATGCTCGTGATGTACGTGCCGGTAAATACGACACAGAATTTGCCGCGATGGACAGGGCTAGAGAAGAAAGAAATCTTCAACGCAATACCGGTAGCAATAAAGTTGGCACGGATATTCGTGGTACCTATGGTGATGACGTAGCCAAGCGCGTAAGAGATGACCAAGGTACTGTTAGTCGCGTCAATACTGAAACTGGTCAAATCTCTTATGACTCTTCTCATGACTGGTCTAAGCCCACACAAACCAATGCTAATAGGGTTACCTCTACAAAGGGCGAAGAAACGGCAAGTAGTAGAGGCGATAAAATTGTCTGTACCGCCATGAATGATGCGTATGGCTTTGGTGCATTCCGTCAGACTGTATGGCTGCAACAGAGTAAAAATCTGGACCCTGCCTATCAAAAAGGATATCACAGGATATTTAAACCCCTGATTAAAGTTGCATATGGTAATACAAAGTGGTATAATAAGCTACTGCGTTCTACACTAGAAGGCATTGCGCGGCGTCGTACTGCAGACATCTGGCTGCAAAAGAAAGGGAAAAGACATCCTATTGGCGCAGTAGAACGTGCTATCCTTGAGCCTATTTGTTACATCGTAGGAAAGATAAAGTAATGGATGATGATATGACTTTAGCAGATTATCAAACTTTGGTCCAACGTAGATTTGATAATCTTAATGAAGAAGACAAAGAAGTTATTAAGGGCATGATTGGTACTCCACAAATTCGTGCAGTAGGTCGTGTTCTTGGTAGTGAACTAATGTCAGTAATTGATATTACCTCTGACGGCGGTTCACGTAAGCGTGGTCTAGCTTCACGTTAAACAGCTAGATATGTTGGCTACCTAATCCCCCACCCCGACGTGGCTACGGTTGGCCCCAACTTGGAGAAAACCAAAATGGCAGAAACTGCTGAAATTATGGCTGAAGAAATGCAGTCACCGAAGAAAGTTGCGTTTGCAAATCGTAAATACACTAACGAAGAAAAACGCAAAATGGAAGAAGAAGAACTTGAGCAACTGCTCAAAGAACAAAGAGGTGAAGTAGAAGATGCCTCGCCGGAACAAACCGAAGAATCGGAGGAGCCTACAACAGCCGAAGAGAAAACGTTTAAGAAACGCTACTCTGACCTTCGTAGGCATCAACAAAAGCAAGCCGAAGAGTTCAAGACAGAACTTGCAGAACTCAAGCGGCAACTAAGTGAAGCTACAAAGAAGGAAATGAAACTGCCCAAGTCCGACGAGGACATTGAACAGTGGGCAGCAGACTATCCCGACGTAGCAGCCATCGTTGAAACAATTGCAATGAAGAAGGCACGTGAGCAATCTACTGCTCTGGAAGAACGCCTCAAAGCAATTGATGAGATGCAACTGTCTGCTACAAAAGAAAAAGCAGAAGCAGAACTTATGCGCATACATCCTGACTTTGATGAGATTCGTGACAGCGACGAGTTTCATGAGTGGGCTGAGACCCAGCCTAAGTGGGTACAGGATGCGCTGTATGACAATGACAATGATGCACGTTCTGCTGCACGAGCAATTGATTTGTATAAAGCTGACATGGGCATGAGTACCCAAAAGCCTAAGTCAGATAAGGATGCTGCAAAGTCTGTGTCTACAAAGAACAGCCGCAGCAAGCCGCAAGAGAATGAAGCATCTACGTATCTCAAGGAGTCGCAAGTTCAGAAGATGTCTCCTCAAGAATACGAGAAGCGTTCAGACGAAATCATGGAAGCTATCCGTTCTGGAAAGTTTGTCTATGATGTTTCTGGTTCAGCCAGATAAAAAAAGTGTTGACAATTAGTTATTTTTTCGTATAACTATAGTCATCAATAGTGTAAGTGGGTTCGCTACCTGCTTACACTAGTCCGCAAACACCTCAGTCTTATGGATTACCTGACGAGCATGGCCCGTTGAATAGTTGGGCGGCCACCTAACTAGAATACGCACCCATAGCGAATTAGCCTCTGATTAGTCTGGTGAGTTTGCATCTGTTAAAATGCCAATTTAGGAGAAATCATCATGGCTTTCACTACTGCTAGTGGTTATGGTAATCTTCCTAACGGTAATTTTTCGCCCGTTATTTACAGCAAACAGGTGCAACTTGCTTTCCGCAAGGCCGCTGTTTGTGAAGCAATCACCAACTCCGATTACTTCGGTGAGATTGCTGCAATGGGTGATTCCGTTAAGATTATCAAGGAAC